CTTGCCGTCGGTCACCCACTTCGCGCGAAGCATGCGCTGCATGATGTCGTGGCCGTACGTGTCGGCATCGACGTCGCGCGACTCGTTGGGCTTGAGCGTCAGGACGTGGCCCAGGAGGTCGTGGAGAGGGGACATGTCCAGCATGCTGGACGTGGCGTTGGTGATCGTGTGTTTGGACATGACCCCCATATTGTAGGGCGACGAAGGCCGCCTTCCTGGGTCCCGCGACGCGGGAGGAAGGCGGCCTTAGCTGCCCGAGATCAGCCTGGGGTCAGGCGAACGGGAAGTCGATGCGCTGCATTGCGAGCGTGTTGCCGATACCGATGCCCGGAGCCGCGTAGCTCCAGAACTCGATGATGTCGGCTTCCTGCTTGATGAACAGGGTGGCGTCCTGCAGCAGGAAGAACACGCCGAGGTAGTTCTGCGGCGCGAACACGTACGCTGAGCGGCGCGTGCCGCCGGCGACGTCGTCGACGATCTCGCGCTTGATCGTCGAGACGACCGGGATGCCCCACAGCTTCTCCTCGGCCTCGATGCCGAGGTCGTAGTGGCGCGACGCGACGTCGTTGCCGACGCTGGTCGCCGGCAGGTCGAGGGCCTCGTAGTAGAGGCTCTTCGTCATCAGGATCTTGCCGATCGGCTGGTGACGGTTGACGAGTGCCTGGAAGCCGAGCTTGAACGCCGACGAGTTGAACGACGCGGCCGCGGTGCGCTGCGTGACGAGCGCCAGCGCGATGATCGCATTGATCGTGTCGGTGAACTTCTGGTCTTCCTGGTCCGCCATGTCCTTCACCGAGTTGTCGGAGAGGATCTTGCGGATGTCGTTCTGGTACGTCATCAGCTCGAACTTGTTCTTCGTGAAGCGCTGGCTTTCCGTCTTCCCGAAGAAGACCGAGAAGCGCTTCCCGCGGAACCACGTTCGCTGGGCCGAGCCGTTGAACGGCACGAAGGTCGCGACGGAGTCGGGTTCCTTCTCGACGATCTTCTTCGGCTGGTCCGTGTTCTCGTCGCGGTCGATCTCGTCGTCGGCCAGCATGACCGGCTCGATGATCTCGCGCGCGTAGGACTCCTGGCGGAGCTTCTGGCGGATGAACGCCGTGCCCTCCGCTTCGGCTTCCTTCGTGCGGCCGTCGTCGATCTTGCGGACGAAGTTCGAGTTGATGAACTGCGCCGAGACCTGCTGGGTCTGAGTCTTGTAGGCTGCCGACATCGGTTGCTTCTCCTTGCGCCTCTGGTCTCGGGGCTTAGAACGAGCCGGCTTCGCCGCCGGTGTACATCACGACGAGGGTTCCGTCGGTCGCGGTGTTGTCCGCGATGACCTCGCCGATGATCTGGTTGTGGAGGACCGCGACGGCCCATTTGCCCGCGCTGAACGTCAGTTTGACGCCCGGGGTGTAGACGCCCGCGTTGAAGTTCGCGGGGTCGAGGCGAAACATCGCGTTCGACCGGAGCGCGACGACCTTCGAGACGAACTGGCTCGAGAAGTCGTCGTTGCCCTCGATGACGACCCACGTCGCCACCGCGTTGGTGGTCGAGCGGTCGGGCGTCGTTGCCGCGACGGCCTTGCCGTCGGTGCCGACCTGGATGACGGTGCCCATGGGCAGCGAGTCATCCGTACCCGGGGTGGTCTGGTGGATCCCGAAGGACTCGTCGATCGCGCCTTCCCGGGGGAACCCGCGCAGAATGTCGAACTTGCTGTTGAGACGCATCTGTCTTGCCTCCGTGGGGAAACGCTACGACTTGATCCAGTTCAGAAACCGCTCGTCGGCCGCGTCGGCGGCTTCCTTCACGGTCTTGGGTTGATCGTCGGGGTCCGGCGACGCACCGGCACCGAGAGAGTCGACGACGCCGGCCTGCTTCGAGAGCTGGCTCTCGATGTAGTCGAGCGTGGCGTCGTCGGTCTTCGCGAGCTTCTGGCGATCGATGTCGGACAGCTCTTCGCCGTTGGCGGCGAGGTGTGCCGATGCGATCTTGTCGAGTCGGACCTTGCGGGCGGTCTCGACGGCTGCGGTCTTCTTCGTCTCGTTCTCGTCGACGTAGTCAGCGAACGCGTCGATGACGTTGGCGAGCTTGCGCAGGTCAGCCATGGCTCACCCCCAGCTTGCGACCGAGCAGGCCGAGGCCGCTGGCCGCGACGAGAACGGTGGCCGCCTTCTCCTGGCGCACGCGATCGCGGCGAGCGGCTTCCTTGCGGAGGTCGGCGGCGAGCGCGCGGAGCATCTCGGAGTCCTTCACAGGGCCCCCGCGAGGTCGGCGTAGGTGATGTCGACGGGGTCGTTGCGGACCGCGTCGGCGAGTGCGCGGAGATCGCGCGCGAGGTCCGTGCGGGGCATCGCGGCGGCCTCTTTGACCGCGCGCGATTCGTCGCTTTTGCGCTGCGAGGCCGCGTTGGCTTCGGCGAGCACCTGGTCGACGACGACGGAGAGATGGGCGCGAGAGCGGCTCATGACTGAACCGCCTGCGCGGGATCTTGTGCGGGGTGCTGCGCGGCGTGGAGCGCGTCGATGATGCGCGGGCCGGCGATGCCGGTCGCGACGCCGGCGCCGAACGCCGTGTTGCGCGCGCGCTCGCGCGCGGCTTCGTCGTGCTCGTGTGTGAACAGCGCGCCGAGGGCTCCGCCGCCCAGTGCGCCGACGCCGCCCGCGAGCAGCGCCTTGACGAGCGCCGGGTTCGCGGCGGCCTTCGTCTCCGCGGCCTGCTTGAGGCGCGCGACGACGTCGATGTTGACGACCGGGCTCATGGGCTAGCGGGCAGCCGCCTCCACGAGCGCCTGGCCGCGCTTGAAGCCCTCGACGAACACGTCGCTGGCGATCTTGTGGACCTGCGCCATGGTGTCGTTCCACCCCTTGGCGTAGGCGTCCTCGGCGAGCTTCTCGAGCTGCTGGACGGTGGTCGAGTAGCCGAGCTGCGCGGCCTCCTTGACCATCTGCGGGTTCTCGGATGCGAACTTCTCGAACGAGTCCGAGTCGCCCGCGGTCTTCGTCTGCGGCGCGGCGGGCGCCGGCTGCGCGGAGGCGACCTTGCGGGAGGCTTCGTCGTACTGCGCGGCGCGCGCCATGAAGCCGTCGCAGATCGCGGCGCCGTAGAGCTGCGCCTCCTTGACGAGCGCCTCGTGCTCGGCCTTCGAGAGGTCGGCGGCGATCTTCGTCATGTCCTCGATCGGCGAGGCCTGGCTCGCGGTCTTCGCGGTCGCCTCGGGCGCGGTCGCTTCCTTCAGCGCCTGGCGAAGACGGTCGCCGGCATCGCTGGTCGGAACGGCTGGGCTCGACGGCGTCGTGGGCGCCGACGCCGTCTTCGTCGTGGGCGCCGCGCCGATCTTCGTGAGTGCCTCTGAAAGCTTCATTGGTGCCGTCTCCGCTTCGGTGAAAATGATAGGGGGCCGTTCCTGGAAAACCAAACTCAAGTCAAGACGATGGCCCCGAGGGTCTCGGCGATGGCATCCATGCTCATCGTCGAGGACGTCTTGACGCGGGAGAAGTCGATGGATGGATGCGGTGTCGAGGCGCACTCGACGAGGTGCACGATCGACGACATCGACGCGGCGGACTTCTGCGTCAGCTCTGTGATGTCGGGGATCTCGTAGCCCTCGTCGGTACGCATCGTGCCGCCCGGGCGCTTGCCGAGCGTCGCAGCGCCGAGCGCGCCCGCGCCGATCGCGAGCGGCAGCTTGAAGCGGCGCATCCACGGGAACGCGGTGAGCGCTTTGTATCCGCCGAGGAGAAGCGCGGAACCGCCGAGCACCTTGCCCATGTGCGCGCGCGTGACCGCATCCTGCGCGTCGAGCGCTGCGCCGCGCGTCGTCTCGTACGGACCGACGCTGAGCACGTCCGTCGTCGGCGCACCGTCGGGACGCATGCCGATGCCCTCGGGCACGAGGCGCCGATAGAGGTACTCCCCCATGTACGCGCGCTTGACGCGCGCACCGTCGAACACCGCCGTCGCTTCGCGCGCGATCTTTTGCGATTCGAGCACGCCGCTGTCGATGATCTCGTCGAGCAGCTCGGGACGATCGGCGAACATCGCGAGCACGTGGCGCGACGCCGCCGCGACCTTCGCGACGAGATCGTGCGAGAGCGCGACGCGCGCGCCGGCGAGCTTGCACGCCGCGAGCGGGATGAACTCGGCGTCCTTGAGCACGACGCCGCGTGTGGCCGCGGCCGACAACGTCTCGCCGAGCGGCCACGGCTCGAGCGCGCGAACGTCGACGTCGATCGAGCCCGCGAGCTTGCCATGTGCGTGGTCGCGGAACTTCACGATGAGCGACTTCTCGTCGGGTGAGAGGGTGCTCGATGCGATCGGTTCGGCGCGGATGATCTTGTCGATCTCGGAGAGCTTCTGCGCGGCGGCCGCCTTTGCGGCGAGCTGCTCGGCTTCCGCACCGAGGTCGGCCGACAGCCGAATCTCGGCGACGTCGGCGACCTTCTTGAGCGTGTAGCCCGTGCGATCCGCGGGGCGGAACACGCGCGAGATGTCGAAGAAGTCGGGCGACGGGTTGTGGACGTAGTCCTTGAACCCCGTCGAGTCGACCTGGTTCATGCCGAGCTTGACGTGGTCGCAGTAGTCCGCGCGCGTCGGCGCGTGGTTTCCGCAACGCGCGCAGACGTCGTACTTGATCCGGCAGTTGTGGACTGCGAGTCCCTCGACGAGGTAGCTCTCGTCTTCTTCGACTTCGAAGTTATAGACAGTCGTCTCCATGTACTCGACAGTCACGCCGCGAATTGGCGTGCAGACGTAGCCATCGATGACCTTGCGACTCTCCTTCTTTGCGCGAACCTCTCGACGCTCGAACTTCGCACACGTTTTCGCGAAGACGTGCGCCCACTGCGCGCCGATGTGGATGACCCACTCGAACGTATCTTCGCGTGAGAAGCCCGAGCCCGCCTTATGGTGGAGGCGATTGCAGGACGCGAGTACGCCGAGACGTGGTAGGAGGCGCATCAGCTGCGCGGCTAGTGCGTCCGACGCCGTCGAGGCCTTCAGCCAACCGTCTCGACCGTGTCCATCACCGTTCAAGTACGCGCCAAGCAGCTCGCGCTGCAGTTCGACAGGCCACGCCATTGCGGTGGCCGAGAGCCGTTTGTCCTTGGCGGGTGTGCCCGCGTGTTCGTGACAGAAGAGTGCGAGGCGCTCGTCGTGGATGGCGATGTTTGATGCCTCAACCGAGTGCGGTCTGTCGAAGGTGTACGGTTTGTTGCGCGTGCCGTACGCAGCACATAGCTCATCAATCTCCGCGTGCACAGGATCGGCCTTGTTGGTCGACAGCTCGATGCCATATGGTGCGCCGTCGCGCCAAATGATGTGACCCTCGGCGAGGTAGTAGCCGAGTAGACGCGCTTCCGCGCGCGTTGGCGCGGGCATCGGGTTCTCAGGTACGTACATTGGCTCGAGCAGCATCTGCGCGTCGAGGCACTTTGCATGCGTCCAGTCGCTCTGGACCTTGGCATCCGCTCGCCAACCCCAGCCAGCGCCGCAGCGCTTGGGCTCTTTCACCGTCTCGCGCCTCGTCGTGAGGAACGGGTGCTCGCTAGTTGCGCGGATGACTGCATGCGCCTCCGCCTTGATCGCGTAGACGTCTCCGCGATACGGACGGGCATGCGTTTCGGTTACACGACGAGCGCGCCCGCGGTGCGTGATGACGTAGTCTCCGACCTTGACGTTTTCGATCGGTTTGCTTGTGCCGTCCATCATTGTCACGTGGGCGCCCTTCAAGAAGCAGCCCATTGATACAGGCACGAACTCGCCGTCGCTCGCCCGCTTGACCCACTCGGGGTCCTTGTCGTCGTCGACGGCGATGAGCAGTTCCACGCGGTGCATGCGCGGGTTCCAGAACGCCTTCTTCACGACGCCCGACGCCTTCGCCGGATCGCGGTTCGCGTGGTGCTTGAACGCGTGCGCGGGGTTCGTCTCGAACGATTGGTAGTGCTTCGTCAGCTCCTGGCCAGGCTCGATGAACCAGCGCCGGCCCGTCGACGCGACCTTGCCGCGCGCGGGCACCGGGTGCTCGGGGAAGCCGTCGCCGTTGCGGTTGGGACCGTACGTCTCCTCGGCGCCCATCGCGTTGAGCAGGAGGATCGTCTTGCCCGGCTCGGGCATCACGCTCTTGATGTAGTCGAGTGCTGCGGATGCGTGCTTGGTGATCCGGCTCGTGTCGATGCGCCGGCCGTTGCCCCACAGCAGCACCGGCTGGACCGTCGCCTCGCCGGTCTTGGGAAAGAATTCGTCCAGCTCGATGAGCTTTCTCACGCGAGCCACCCGCGCAAGAGACGCATCGAATCGCCGCGGTGAACGACCAGTTGGACGAGCGCGGCGTGCTTCGCGCGCTCGTCGACGAGCGAGAGCGCGCCCTCGAGCACGTCATCGACCATGATCGCGGCCGCGACCTTTTGCGGGTCGGTCGCGTCGGACGGAGCGACGGCCGGGCGCGTGCCGCGCGATTGAAGCAGGCCGCCGAGCGCCTGCATGCCACCGACGCCGGCGGCGGTGAGCAGCGCCTGGTTGCGCGCGTCGCGGATCAGCTCTTCGCCCTGGTGGCGCGCGTCGCGCGCGAGCAGGTGACCGACGCCGAGCGCGGGCAGGCCGAGGCCGACGCCCCAGCCGAGGCCCTTCTGCAGCGAGGAGAGCGCGGCGGGGTCGAGCGCCGCACGCTTGAACATGCCGAACGCGGCGAAGTCGGCGAGCGCTTGCCGCTCGCGCAGCTCGGTGGACGCCGGGCGCGCGCTCGCGACCTTCTCGGCGAGAAGGCGCGACGTCTCGAAGGCGCGAGCAACGTCGTTCACGGCATGCCGCGGAGCGCCTCCGCGACCTCCTGGTTGAGTCCGCCGGGCAGCGCGCCGATGTCGCGCACCGCGCCGCCCGCGCCGCCGAGCAGCGCGCCGATGCCGAGCGCCGGCATGACGCTGCCCTTGTTCGGGTCGTCGGAGAGCATGTGCGGGACCGCGGCGATCGCTGCGCCGCCGAGCGCCGGCATGACCGAGCGACGAAGCATTGCGGAGAGCGCGGGGTTCTCGGCGATCTTCTCGCCGACCAGCGCGCCGTACGCGGAGATGCCGTCGGCGATCGTGCGTGCCTCCTTGCGACGGAGCCACGCCTTGGCGCCGATCACCGCGACGGCCTCCTTGAGGTTCATCTCGGGCACGCCGTTCATGACGCCCGCGATCTTGTGCAGGCCCGCGGCCGCGACCGCGCGCAGGGTGGACGGAGGAACGAGGTCGTCGAGGGTCATTGCTTGTCTCCCGTCACGGCGCGCTCGGCGTCCGCGACCAGCTTGATCGACATGAAGTCCGGGCCCGAGCCCGAGGTGACGGCCTGGCGGAGGAACGACCGCACCGCGTTCTTGTCGGTCGAGAGCACCGGCGCGAAGCGCGACATCGTGTGGTAGGCCTCCATCAGCGTCTGGTCGTCAGCGCCGGCGAGCACCGGATCGTTGCGCTTGAGGTCGCCGATGATCGCGTCGCGCGCAGAGGCGTCGCCGGCGTGGCCCGCGGCCTCCATCGCCTTGTTCGCGATGTCGCGCAGGAGGTTCGCGCCGGTCGTGCCCATCTCCTTGCCGAACGCGCCGATCGCGGACGACGCGCCCATGTGGAACGGGTCCTTCTTCTCGCCGAAGTCGCGGCCGATCAGCTTGCGCTTGATCGATTCGCCGATGCCGCCGGAGATGCCCTGCGCGACGCCGCCTCCCGCGGCGCCGCCGAGCGCGCCGAGGCTGCCCATCGCGCCCTTGCCGAGCGCGCCGCCGGCCTGGCTCGCGCCTGAACCGATCGCGCGGCCGGCGCTACCGAACATCGGCCCGAGCTTCTGACCGAGCTGCGCGAGGGGCAGCGCGAGCTGGAGCGGCAACGCGGCCATCTTGTACGGCGGCGTCGGTGCGCGGTTGAGCTGCTCCTCGGTCGCGCGCGAGCGCTCGATCGCCTTGTGGACGATGCTGGGGATCATCGCGCCGACGGCGAGCGGCAGCATCACGCCGGCGCGCTTCTCGACGCGGCGACGCACGCCCTCGCGGGCGGCAAGCTCGAGCACTTCGCTCAGCCGCACTGGCCCCTCACGTGTTCGATGCCCTGCTTGATGCGCGACGCCTCGGCTGCGATCTTCACGAGCGTGGCGAACGTCCGGTTCGCCTCGGTGTCGTCGACGAGGTGGCGGTCGGCGAGCGCGGCCGTCTTGACTCCGGCCTCCTCGCGCGGCGTCACGGCCCAGCCACGTGCCTCCTGCACCATGCCGAGCACGACCATGCCGACGTCGTCGCCGTGCAGCGCGAGCGCGTCCTTCTCGAACGAGCCGGCGGTCGGCGCTCCGTGGGCGCGGCGGAGCTGCGTTTGCAGCGCGGCGAACGCGTCGTCGAACGCCAGCTCGGCCTGCTTGAGCTGGTCGTCGAGCACATCGGCGAGCTTGCGTAGGCGGCGCTGACGGAACGCGGCCTCCTTGGCCTCGTCCTTCTTCGCCTCCGACGGCGGCGCCTTCTTCGGCTTGTCCTTCTTGCCGGCGTCGTCCTTGGCCTTCTGCTTCTCGCCCTTGGGGAACGGGCCGTCGTTGTCGTCGTCGATCGGCGGCGCGTCGTCACCACCGTCGTCTTCGTTGTGCACGTGCACGTCGGGCTCGTCGCCGTGCATGTGGATGTTCGTCTCGTCGGGCGCGCCGCCGCCGTGCATGTCGGGCAGCGGCATCTCGTCGCCGTCGGGCTCCGCATGCGGCATCGCGCCGCCCTCGGGGGCCGCGCCGCCCGTGTGGCCCATGAGCAGCTGCATGATCTGGCGCGAGTCGATCGGGTCAAACTCGCCGGTCATGTCGGGCGTGCCCTGGGCCTTTTGCTGGTCCATCAGGCGGAGGAACGCCATCGTGTTCGCTGCGTGAACGAGGCGCTCGATCTGGTCGGGGTTGAGCTGGCCCTGTTGCGCTTCGAGCGCCGCCACGTCGGCGAGCTTCTCGCCGTGCATGAAGCGATCGACCACGCGCGTGGCCATCTGGTCGAAGTCTTGCTCTCGGTACGCACGCATCAGTGAAGGATCTCCCCCTCGAGTTCGACGTCCTCGACGCTGACGGTCATCTCTCGGTTCTTCAGCTTGAACATGATGTCGGTGATGTTCGCTGGCCGAGTCTTCGTCATCAACTGGGAGCTGTCGACGGCGGCCTTGAGGAGCGACGACGCCGCGGCCGCCTCGGGGCTGCCGAGCTTCGCGTAGCGGAGCGCCTGGCCGCGGAAGAACGTCTCGCGCATCGACTGCTCGACGACGTTGTGCGGGTCGAGCTTGACTGGCGCGCCCATCACGTGCGCGATCGCCTCGACGCCGTAGATGACGGCCTTCTGCAGGTATGCCAGGCCTTCGGGCGTGCCCTGGTAGCGGTGCACCCACAGCTGCTTGTCGAACATGTCGCGGAACACGGACACGTCGAAGAACAGATGGCGGTACGCGCGCGTGATCTCGATCGGCAGGCCGGTGCGGTCCTGGATGTCGCGGTCCTCGGCGCCGGCGAGGAGCCACGGCTGAAGGCGCTCGCGCTCGAACGTCTCCTCGTAGATCTCGAGTGCGCGGTCGATCACCGGCACCATCTCCAGCTTGTGGAGGTGGCGCCAGCACGCGGACTCGACCGGATGCACGGGCTCGGCCGGCGACGACTTCACGTTGAGCCAGCGATGATCGGGCCTACGGCGCACTGGCGTCGGGCTCCTTGACGGCCTGCACGCCGCGGGTGAGACGCAGCACCAGGTCGCCGAGCCCCTTGAACGTCGACTGCAGGTTCTCGTCCAGCTCGGCGAACGTCTGCTCGCCGATCTGCGGCTTGAGGTCGCTCTCCTGCATCCACAGCGTGAGGCGGACGCGCGCGAGGTTGTCGATCGTCTTCTCGAGGTTCGGCAGGCACTGCGCGACGACACCGTGCAGCGCTGGCGACTGCGCGAGCGTCGCCACCGCGGCCGCGTCGAACATGTCGGCCGAGTGGAGCGCTGCTGCCTGGTCGAGGAACTGCGGGTTGACCTCTTGCGGCAGCGCCATCGCGTTGGGGCCGTCGGGCGGCATCATCGCGTGCTGCGGCTGCTGCATGCCGCCGCCCATCGACGGGTCCATGCCCGACGCGCCGCCCATGCCACCCATCATCGACGGATCGCCGCCCGGAGGCATGCCACCACCCATCGACGGGTCCATGCCCGGCGCGCCGCCCATCATCGACGGATCGCCACCCGGGGGCATGCCGCCGCCCATGCCGCCCATCATCGACGGGTCGTTCGCCGCCGGCGGGAACGGACCGCCCGGAGGCATGCCCGGCGGAACGGCCGCGCCCATCGACGGGTCCATGCCCGGCTGCGGGCCCATCGGCGACGCGCCCATCGTCGGCGGGCCGCCGGTCGCGAGGTTCATCGATGGTGGAGGAGCGCCCATCGCCTGGGTTTGCACCATCGGCGCGACAGGGGCACCGCCGCCGATCTCGTGCGAACGCGCGAGCAGCTGCTGGATGGTCTGCGAGCGCTCCATCAGCTTCTGCATCTCGTGCTGGATCGCCTGGTCCATCTCCATCGCGGCGAGGTCGAGCGGCGCGGGCGGCGGAGGTGCGGGCGGCGCCATCGCCGCCATCGCGGCCTGCTCGCCCATCGACGGGTCCATACCGGGATCGCCACCCGCATCGGGCGCGCCGCCACCGCCACCACCGGGCGGAGGCGACTTCTTCTTCGGCTTGTCGCCGGAGTCGGCCTTCTTCTTGTCGCCACCCTTGTCGTCATCGGCGGCGAGCTTGTCGAACGTGGCTTGCAGCCGCGCGAGCTGCGCGGGCGAGGCGACCCACACGGTCACGCTCTTGTCGGCCGCGGCCTTCTCGAGGAGCGCGTCGACATCGTCGACTGGCAGCACGTGCTCGTGCGCGAGCTTCTTGAGCGCGGCGACGCGGCTCATCGGCAACGAGCCGTCGATCGAGTACTGGCGCGCCTGCGCGTCCTTGATCGCGACCTTCTTCGCGCCGACCGCGGAGAGCATCGACGACACGCACGCCTGGAGGTCATGCGCCGACGTGAACCAGCCCTTGGTGTTCTTGCGCTCGCCGAGCGGGATCCAGACGAAGTCGGGCGGCAGGTACACGATGTCTGCGCCCTTGGGCATCCAGATCGTGCCGTAGGGATGCGTCGGGTCCGTCGCGATCGTCCGCTCGGGATAGCCGATGTCGTTGGTCACGCGCAGCCGGCGCACGCCGTCGGAGCCCGTCGACATCGACTTGATCTCGATCGGCGTCGTCGCCTGAAACGTGGTGCCCTTCTGGCGGACGAAGAAGCCCTTGCCGACGCGCGGCGCGCCGTCGACGGACTCGAACATCCGTTGGTGCAGCTTGCCGGCGACCTCGTCCGCGATCGAGTCGCGGCCGACGAGCTTCATCGGCTCGATGTAGCTGCCGTCGCCGAACACCGCGAGGTACGGCTTGGCGCCGTAGCCGCGGCGCAGGACGTAGTCCGACTCGTCGGGCCGCCCCATCGGGTAGACCTTGTTCGCCGAGCCGTGCGGCGACGGGTCGTAGTACGAGTTGTCGACGATCGGGTTGTGGCCCGGGATCGCCGGGCGACGGCCGTAGCGCGTGCCCTCGTCGAAGATGTCGATCGGGTTGCACATCACGAACGCCGGCTTCTCGGAGCCGTCGGACGCGAACAGCACGTACACGCCGGGCTGCTTCGGCTCGACCCAGCGCTCGTACGGCTGGTCCTGCACCGCCATGTTGCGGTTCAGGCGCTCGTCGCGCGCGGCGAAGCCCTTCTTCTTGACGCCGGCGTATGCCTCAGCCGCGCGGTCGCCGAAGATGCGCTTGAAGTCGGTCGGCGTATTGTCGGCGTCGGCGATCCACAGCGCGCCGCCGTGGAGCTGCTTGGCCGCGACCTTCTCGAGGCGCGGCGCGAGCGCGCGCTGCAGCGCGGTGACGCCGTAGACCTCGGCGGCCTGCTTGAGCGTACGTGGGTTCTTCTTGAGGAACGCCGCGAACGCCGTCTTGATCGCGTTCGGCGCGCGGTCGAGCACGTCGAGCAGCAGCACCGCGCCCTCGGCGGCGACCTTGGTCGCGGCTTCGAGATTGGCGAGCGAGCACACGCGCGCGACGTCGACGAGCGCCTTGGGCATCCACGCCGCGTACGAGAACCGGCCGGTGATCGGCGGCACGACGACGTTGCGGATGTCGACGTCGGTGTAGAGCGTCTCGGGCGTTTTCACGCCGGTGCCGAGCGACGACAGCGAGGTCTTGTCGATCTCGTCGAGCCAGCCCTTGGTGAGCGGCAGGAAGACGTTGAGCTTCTTGTGATAGAAGATCTCGAGCGGCTTGATCGCGTTGTCGGCCATCACGACCGGCACGTAGATCGGCGCCTCGCCGCGGAGCACGACGAACGCGCCGACACCCGAGCCCTTGTCGATGTCGACGTCGAGGACCTTGAACGTCACGACGTCGGCGACGACGTCGGGCATGCGCGACGACAGCAGCGCGTACGCCATGTCACTGAAACCCTGCTCGAACAACGCAGTTTCTTGGTCGGGACCCGCGTCCATACCGGCTTGCATCTGCTGGGTGCGTGGCGAAAGTGCCGGCATCAGTTTTCCTTCTCGTGCGGGCATTGACCGTAGAACCCGCGGGCCATGTTGCAATTGTGACAGAGGACGCGAAACCCCGCGGGAAAGCCGTTCTTCTTCAACCACTGCGTGAAATTGCTGTTGCGTTGTCCAGCTTCTGCGATCTGTCGACGGTGTTCGTTACCACCTCCGTCGATGTGGTCGATGGCAAGAAACTCGAAACGCTTCTCGCCACAACAAGCGCACATGCCGCCGTAGTGTTGAATGGCTTCGACGCGAATCTCGCGTGCACGGTCGCGATGTCGCGCGCGACAATTTTCACATTCGGAGTTCGCACCACACGGTGCGAGCCCACACGATCCGCACATGCCGTTCGCGATCCGCACGGCGTACTGACCGCGACGTCCAGGGCTGTACGACGCTCGCCGACACGCTTTGGAGCAGAAGCGCTGCCAGCGGCCGCTCTTACGACGCGGCTCGAAACCCGCTTCGCAGGTCTCGCAGGTCCGTGTGGCCGTCGTATTGAGCATGGTGAGTCACGCGCTGCTTGGGAAAGAAACGACTTTCGGAATATTCGCTTCGGGCTTCGCCCCGCCCAGCTCCTTCGTCTTCTTCGCCTTCAGGACCCCGAGTGTGGGGTTGAGGATCTCGGCGAGCTTCTCCTCGATCGCGCCATGGCCCGCCAGGCGAATGTGGCGGGGAAGGCTCACGGCGTCGCGGCCTGCTGCGCTGCGGTCGCGCGGCGGAACATGTCACGAAGGGACGCTTCCTTCTTGTCGTCGTCCTTCTTGTCGCCGTCGTCGTCCTTCTTCTGCATGAACGGCGGAAGGTCCTTCTTCTCGCCGTCGTCCTTCTTGTCGCCGTCGCCGTCCTTCTTCTCCTCGTCCTTCTTCATGAAGGGTGGGAAGCCCTCGGCCGTCTTCGTGCCCTGGTTGCCGCCACGGCCGTCGTACGCGCCGGGACGCGAGTGCGTCGCCTCGGGCGAGTGCTGCTTGTAGCCGTCGCTGCGCGAGCCCGGCGGGACCGTGGCCGGCTCGCTGGCGACGCGCTCCGCGGCTTCCTTCTGGAGGCCGGTGAGGTAGTGGTACTTCTCCTCGGTCGTCAGGCCCATGCACATGCGGACCGAGGCGATCTTCGCGTCCTCCGCCATGTCGATCGGGAGGTATTCGTTGATCTCGGCGGCGACCTTCTTGAACAGCGTGATGTACGGGTCTTCGCTCGCGGCCTTCGCCGAGTGCTGGATCACCGAGTTCGAGCCGCTCGGCGTCTCGGCCGGCTTGTTCGGCTGCGGCGTCTCGCGGCCGACGATCGCCGGGCCCTTGGCCTGCGCCATCATCTGGCCGAGCGCGCCCTGGGTGGGGAGCACGGCGTAGCCGACGGGACGCTGCGACGCGTCCATCTTCGCCTCGGCCGACGACATCTCCTTGTTGCCCTTGTCGCCGCCCTGGATCGTCGAGCCCTCGGCCGCCTTCTGGAACAGCGCGCGCAGCGACGACGACTTCGTCTGGTCGTTGGGCGAGTTCTCTTTGTGGTCGGTCTCCTTCGGAGCGTTCGGCTGGGTCTCTTCCTTGCCGACCGCGCCTGGGCGCGTGTCCACCTCGGTCTTGCCGCGGCTGTCCTCGGCGTAGCCTGGCGGGCGCTGCGACGAGTCCATCTTCGTCTCGCCCGCCGGCGACTGGCCCTCTTCGTTGCCTTTGTCGCCGCCTTCGATCGTCGAGCCCTCGGCCGCCTTGACCATCAGCTGCTCGGCGCTGCGATCCGCGAGCTGGCGGACCTCTTCCCACGACGAGAGCTTGTTCCAGCCGGCCGCCTTGAAGTTCGGCTGGCGCTTGAACCACTCACTGGCCTCGAGCACCTGCGATGCGATCTTCTGATCGATCTCGTTCGAGACGCCCTTCTCGAGGTCGATCTCCGAGTGGTCCGCGATGTAGTCGGCGACCTTGTGCGCGGTGCCCTCGTCGGGGAACTTGGCGTGGTCGCTGTTGACCAGCGCGGTCTGGATGCCTCGGACGTACGCGTGCTTGAACATGAGATCTCCTCGAGGGCTCTGGGCGGGAACGTTGAAATGATAGGGCGCGCGTGGGTTTTACCCAACGATCACCCGAGGACCTTCGCCTTGGTTGCGCCGGTCGCCATCGCGGGCGACGCGGGTGCCGGTGGCGCGGTTGTGGGCGGGGCCGTGCCGGCTTGCCCGGTAAGCATCGGATTGTAGCCCGCGGCGCCCTGCTGCATGTTGCCGAGCTTGAGCCGCGCGAGTGCGTCGCGGACGCCTTGTTCGTACTTCGCTTTGATCATGGGAACTGGTCCTTCGGGCGCGAGCCCAGCAGATGTCCGACGCCGCGGCCGAGCGCCGCGCCTGCGCCGCCGAGCAGCGGCGCGCCGAGCATGCCCGCCGCGGGGAAACCGTACGCCATGCCCGCGGCGCCGCCGATCGCGCCGAGCGCGTTCGACAAGCGCCCTTCTTCGGGATGCTGTTTCATCGTGCTCATCATCGAGAGCGGGATCGCGAGCGTGCCCGCGCGCGCGAGCCAGTTGAGCTTGGATCCGCCGGGGCCGCTGACCGCGGGCCAGAACACGTTCTTCGCCGAGAGGAAGCCGCCTTCGCCGAGCGCCTTGGGCCCTTCGACGAACGCGCGGCCCGGTTGGCCGACGAGGTTTCGCGCGACGCCTGAGAGAAAGCCCTCGGCGATCTTCAGCCGCGCGAGCGCGTCGCTCGCGCCCTTGTTGTGCGCTCGCTTCAGCATCAGTACGCTCCCTCGGCGCCCTGGCCGAACTCGGTGCCTGCGACGTACGCCGGAACAGGCGATGCGCCGTGGAGGTTGGACACGTCGCCACGGTGGATGCCGGCGAGCAGCGACTCCTTGAGGTAGCGGTGCGCGAGGCGTGCCATCCAGTCCGGGTTCAGGAGCGGCGTGCGCGACGCCGGACGCATGATGGGCGTGGCGCGCGGGCCGGCGTTGGCGATCGGCACCGATGTCACGCCGTGACGCTCGAGGCTCTGCGCGATCGTCGGCGTGATCATCGTGCCCGCGGTGTAGTGGAGCACGCCGTCGGCGAGCGTCTCGCCGTGCGCATCGGCGATCGGCACGCGCTGCTTGGACGCGGCGAGCGCGGCGTGGAACTTGTTGTAGTCGACGACGTCGCCCTTGATGAATGCGTCGTCGGGGCCGGGGTCCGTGATCTGGACGTGGTTGAGCACGCTCTTGGCGAGCGTCTCGAGGTGCCGCTTGTCGACCTCGGAGCCCGAGCGCTTGTAGACGTCGGACAGCGCGTCGACGAGGTAGCGGCGGCCGTCGCCGAGTCCCTTGTGGCGCACGATCTCGTCGGGCTTGGGCACGCCGTCGGAGAGCGCGTCGCCGGCGTACATCGACTGGCCCATGTCGACGAGCACGCGGTGATCGGGCGGCACGTAGTGGCGCTCGTCGTCGACCGCGACGTAGTGGCCGCCCTGTGGTGCCTTGTCGATCGCGGTCACCATGCCGTCGCGGCCGGCGAGCACGGCCTTGTGCGCGAACGACGTCGGGATCTCGAGCAGCGCGCGCACGCCCTTGATGCCCTCGAGCCGCTTCTCGTCGTCAGCACGCGCGACACGGCCGCCGTGCTTGGCGTTGAGCGAGAACTGGGTGAGCGGCTCGGACAGCGCCTGCGCGGCGCGCACGCCGACGTTCGTGCCGATTGGGTGGAGCGCGCCGGTCGGCGAGAGGCCTTGGCACTTCTGACAAACGCCGTGCGCGGCCTCGCACGTCATCGGCGAACGCACGATGACGCTCTTGCCGGTAGACGCCAGGTTCGATGCGAGCTGCGGGGTGATGAGCCGGTTCGTGCCGGCCTCGTAGCGATCGACGATGTGCGGGTCGGTGCCGAGCATCGCGATACCGTTCTTCGTGCCGCAGTCGATCGTCGTCACGAGTTGGTCGCTCATGTTGTTGACGAGGATCTTCGCGAGGTCGCCGGGCTCGACGACGGAGATGTTCGAGAGCACCGCGTTGACGCGCGCTTCGCCGCCGGCGACCCATGCGTCGGCGGGCTTGAGCCCTTCGGAGAAGCTCTTGTCGATCAGCCAGGGCACGACCTTGCCCTTGGAGTCGCGCACCATCACCGGCGCGCCGACCGCGCGCATCAGCTGCGCGGCGTTGCCGCGACCGCCCGAGCGCACCATCTCGCCCATCGTGCCCGGATGCTTCTTTGCCAGCTCGAGCATCGCGTTCTGCGCGTCGGCGAGAGCCTTCTCCTTGTCGCTCGCGGTGCTCGCGCGGCGGAACGCTTCGACGTGCGGCTTCAGCGCGGCGTCGCGCTCGGCGTGCTTGGGCGCGATGTCGTCGAGGCCGACCGAGATGCCGTCGAGCGTGGCCATCTCGTCGCCGAGGCGCTTGAGCTTGGTGACGACGTCGGGGTACTTGTCCGGCGCTTCCTTGGCGACGCCGACGAGCAGGTCGTTGAGCGACCCCTTCGTGAGCACGCCGCGACCGCGCCACTTCTCCGGTAGCGTCTTGTCGACGAGGTGCCTTCCGAGGGTCGTCGGCATCTCACATCATCGGCTGGCCGTAGCCGCCTTGCATCATCGCCTGCTGGCGGGCCTGCTCCTCTTGCTGCTGCTTGCGGTGCATCATGTAAAGACCGCCGCCGGCGAGCAGCGAGGGCGCGAGCGTCTTGATGTTGCCGAGCGCGCGAGTGCGGTGCGCGGCGCGCGTCGCCGCGAGGTCGCCGCCCGGCGCGGGGAGCACGTCGGGGTTGAGCTGACCGCCGAGCCCGCCGCGCAAGTTCGAGAACAGATCCTTGCCGGCCTGCAGCTGTCCCGCGCCGAACGACTTCGCCTTGCTGAGCAGGCCGCTGAGCATGCCGGCCTCGCCCGCGGCGAGCTTGAGGGTTGCGCAGGCGTCCTGCGCGCCCCTGATCATGAAGCGCTCGAGCATCAGAACACCGCCCCGACGGCCGTAGGTTGTCCCATGTCGCCCAACCGGCTGGCCGTGTCGCCGGCGGACAGATTCGATGGCGCGCCCCACGCGGTCGCGCGGTCGAGCGGGTCGCGCGTGGAGAGCTGGGTGTTCGGCGAGATCGGAGCGTCGAGCGACTCGAGCATCTTCTCGAGGTCGTCCGAGTCCTCCGCGCAGTCCGCCTTCTTGTGCGCGCGCTCGGCTTCCGACTTCCGCGCGGCGTCGAAGCCGTGGAACGTGCGGTCGGGGATCTTCAGGCGCAGCTCCTCGGCCGCGGACTTCAGGCCGAGCCGCGCGAGCGCGTCGGCGCCGCCGAGCACGTACGCGCTCTTCACCTTCTCGGGGAGCTTCTTGCCCTTGGGCGTGGCGGCCGCGAATTCCTTCGCGACCTCCGGGTGCTTGGCGAAGAGGTATCGCCGCTGTGCATCGGACTTGAAGGGCACGCCTAAGTATAGGCTTTTCTACCGCTCGATCTCGATCGGGTCGTTGAGCGCGATCTCGCCGCGGTGGTAAGCCGCCATCGCCTCTTCCGTCGTCGCGAAGTGGCGCGTCTTCTTGTCGCTCGGCGCGCGCGTCGCGCGGTGCAGCCCGAGCAGGCTTTCCATCTCGGGCGCGACGTTGAGCACGCCCGGCCGCTTGTCCGCGAAGATCATGTGCGAGAGCGTCATCTTCTTGACGTCCTCGACACCAGCGGGCGTGACCGGCGCATGGATCTGCATCGCGTCGCCGTCGTAGTCGGCGTTGGTGCCCTTCTCGGCGAACGGGTTCAGCTTGATCGTCTTGCCGTCGATGATCTTCGGGTACGCGCCGACGATGTTGAAGCGGTGCAGCGACGGCGCGCGGTTGACCATCACGGGGCGCTCGCGGCTCTCGTTGATCAGCTCGTCGCGCGCGAGCGGCGCCTTGTCGTCGACCATGCGCTGCGCGTCCGTCGCGGAGTAGCCGCGACGCACGAGGCGGCCGATAACGAACTTGCCGTACATGCCCCAGAGCATTCCCTCGGGCACGCCGATCTCGTCCATCGAGAGCGTCGGGTCTGGTGCGATGGTCGCGCGGCCCGAGACGTCCTGCTGCCGCTTCATGATGCGCGACTGGAAGAAGCCGGAGCCCGGGCGCGTGCCGGTGATTGCGGCGAGGTAGCCCTTCGCGCCGCGCTTCTCCGCGCCGGGCGACACCGGCTCGCCGACACCGAACAACGCGCTCACCGCGTCGTAGAGGTGCTGGCGCGGCGCCGCGTGCTCGGGCGACGGCAGCGACTCCTTCGCGCCGTGGAGTTGGTCGTTTGCGAGGAACGCGTCCTTGTAGAGCAGGTTCGCGTCGCCGACCTGCAGCCGCCCGTCCTTGAGCGGGAGGATCGGGCGAATGATCGGCGGCGTTACCGGCACCTTCGAGAGCACGTACGCCTCGTCGGGCTTGAGGTTCCGCTCCTTGAGCGCCTCGAGGTACTTGATCTGCTTCACCACGCCATCGAGCGCGGGGCCGCGCGCCTTCTTCGACTGCGCGTGCAGCTCCTCGAGCTTGTCGTCGACGTCGATCGCGCCGAGCGCGGTCTTGAACCACGCGCCGCCTTTGCCGACGTGCTCGTTGAATTCCTTTTGCGTGAACCCGAGCAACCGCCGCACGGGCTCCTCGAACACCGGGTTGACGATCGGCTCGGCGAGGTCGACGTGCGACCACTTCGTGCCCGACATGCCGCCGGTGGTTGCGGGGTCGAACAAGCCGCCGGTCTCAGGGTGCAGGTCCTTGGCGCGGATCAGCTTCTGCGGGTCCTTGAGCACGCCGGCTGACATCGACTTGACGTCGGCATCGGTGAGCGGCCCGAGCGCGAGCCGCGAGCCGGCCTTCGACACCTTCACGCCGGCGCCGGCGAGCATGCCGAGGAATTTGTCGTACGCGAACGGCGTCTTCGGCGACGGCGTCGGAAGCCCGAGCTGCACCGCGCGCCAGAACTCGTCGTTGCGTTGGCTCTTGATCGCCGCGGCTTCGCGGAGCACATTTCGAGCGTTGTGTGCGACGAGGCCGTCGAACTCCATCTTGCCGATGCCCTTCGCGCCTTCATCCCCTCCGCGCGCGGGCTGCTGGTTGTAGTCGTACTTCTCGGCGCCGTGCGCGGCCCAGTTCGAGTCGGTCGTCTTGAACAGCTTCAGGATGTAGCTGTTGCCCACCGCGATGTCGGGGATGTGCTTGCCTGTGATCGGATCGACGACGGTTTCCTTGTCGGAGAGGCCGTGCTCCTCGAGCAGCTTCTTCGCGAAGGCGACGTTGTCGCGGCCCGCGACGTAGGGTGGGACGAGGATCGGCTTGCCTGTCTTCTCGGCTACCTTGCCCAGCATCGCCTCGACGGCCTGCGCGGGGTTGATGCGCGATACGATGCCCGCTGACGTGAACAGGATGTCGATGGGCCGGCCCCTGGCGTCCTGGATCATCTGGTGGTTGGGGATGATCTGCGCGATGACGCCCTTGTTGCCGTGGCGGTTGGACAGCTTGTCGCCGATCTGCAGCGCTTCTTGCGTGCGCACCGAGGCGCTGACGCGTGACGCGGTGTTCGCGACGTCGACCACGGTGCCGGGCTTGTCGTGGTTCCAGGTCTCGACGACCTCCTCGAACGGTTTCACGAGCGACTTCGACAGCCGGCCGAGCACGGCGGCGTCGCCGGTGACCTGCGCCTTGCGGACGCCGACCATGACCGGGTCGCCGGGCAAGAGCGTGACGCCGGGCTTGGCGACTCCGTGCTCGTCGAGCTTGTCGTACTGCGCTTTGGTATAGCGGCTGCCGAAGTACGCGCGGTGCTTCTCGCGGTCGAGGCTCGTCGTGTCGTTCTTGTCGATGGTCGACTGGTACATGTGCTCGGACACGAGCTTGTCGGCCGCGCCCTGGCTGACGACGATGCCGTCGTTCGTGTTGAGCCCGCGGTACGGCATGTATGCGACGCGCAGGTTCGTGCCGAGCGCGAGCGTGCCGTCCTTGGTGAAGTTCGACTCGGCGAGCGGCTGGCCGGCCTCGACGGGGTCGCCGGCCTTGACCAGCAGTGTATTGTCGAGTGCGGTCTTCGCCGCAAGCGGGAAGTCCTTGTCGTAGTGCAGCTTGATCGCCTCGGCCGACGTCTTGTGCGCGCCGGGCGTGAGGTGAATGTAGTCGTCGTCGACCTTCGTGATCGTTCCGGCGGTCGGCGCGGTCGGCACCACGAGGCGCACCATCTGCTTCTCGACCGAGACGCCCGGCTTCCACGACTCGACCTGCACGAGCGGCGCTTCGCGGTGCGTGAGCGGCAGTGCTTGGCCCTGGTGCTTGCTCGCCATCAGCACGCGGTTGCCTTGGACGCCGTACACGAGCGGCAGGAGGTTCGACGTCGGTCCGTACTGGTCAGCGTTGTGGATGATCTGATGCGTGACTTCATCCGAACGCACACGAGAGACAGCGCCGTCCTTCATCGCGTCGACCAGCTTGCCAGGCGCGACATGTTCTCCGGGGAACGCGACGATCGACTTCGCCATGTCCGCGGCCTTGAGCCACGTCTCCTTGCCCGACTTCACGTCACGTACCGGCGCGTAGACGTCGCCCTTGTCGTCCCGCTTGGCGCCGATGGCCATGCGCAGATCGACGCCGATCTTGAATGAGTTGCCGGACCAGACAGGGACGCTCTTATTCCGCCGGACATAGAGCAACCCTCCTGGAACCTCCGCGCAGAACACTTTGCCGTCGTAGTTTTCGACGTAGTAACCCATGCCTTTCGCCGTTCGGGCTTGCCGCAAACGGTGCTTCAACAAACGGACCTCGAAGACGTCCTTATATCGCTCTGCACGGTCATCTGTGTAGCGGCCGGTGCGCGCGGGATGCCCAAGGGACAAGGCCAAGCGCTCGAAGTCGGCCGCAAGACGAGGACTCGTCGTGCAGAACACATTTCGGTCGTGACGCACACCTGTGTACGGAACGCGTCCGCGGCGCCCATCCCCCAGCAGCAATGCCTCGAGAAGGTTTTCTCGCGTGCTAATTGAGGTCCTGAAAAAATATTCGGGAATGAACTTGTCGGGCGCATGGCCGAACTGGCGCATATACGCAGCGAGTTGCTTGACGCCAATCACAAAGGTATCGCCTTGGCGAAAGCACCACGCGAAAGGCAGACGGCGAAGTAGTGCCTCGATGATTTGACAGTTAGTAGGGTTTGCCTTGGCGTCCTGGCAGACCAGAACGTGATAAGCCGATCGCGTTTCGTCGTACACAAAACAGCCTTCGGACAAAAACCATCCCATGATGGATGCCCAATCCCGCATGTCGACGGGCCCGACGTTCTTGGTCGCGTTACCGCCCTCAACCGCAGGTAGTGTGAACGTTTGGATGTCTTCGCCCACGTAAGCGTCATGCCCTGTGTCGAAAACACGGGCCTTGCCATGCACCTCGTCCGCACGGTCGATGCGCCAACGTCGCGTGTTTCGTGATTCCGTCGACGCGCAGAGCACACGATGATTGGGGGTGACCAGGTAATCGATCTTTCCGGTCTTGAGGCCGTAGAGGGGCCCCACATAGTGTTGTGCTGTCAAATTGATCGCGCGGTGGAACTCGAGACGTCCGTCGACGCGACACGCGAACCAGTCGTCCGCACGAACAGACGGCCATGCTTTCCAACCGCTCGATGTGAACACTTCCGTAGCAGCGTCGTAGCACTCCGGCGAGCGCGCAGGGTCGATGATGCCCAGGTGCGTGGGGTGAAGATCGCGTGCCTCGAGTGGGATGGCACGCTCGGACGCGATGGCGCCTTCGCCGAGCATCGTCACACGGGACGCCTCGTCGATCAGCTCCATCGGGTTGATCTGCATCGGCACCGCCGAGAGCGAACTGCCCGTCAAGAGGTCTCGCAACGAGCGCGTGAACGGACCGGGCGGCAGTGCCTTCTTCAGGTTGCCGTGCGATGCATCCAGCTTGTAGCCGAGCTTCGCGCGCATCGCACGCGCGTCGAGCTGGACGCGTTCCTTCACGAAGTCGTCCACCGAGTGGAACGTCTTGAACGCGAGCGAGTCGCGGTCGTCGACGTCGGCGGCGGCCTTGTGGATGTCGAGCAGCTTCTTGCTCGCGGCGAGCATCGCAGCCGGCGACGCCTTCTCGTGCGGGTAGCCGAGCGTGTGGAGGTTGACCTCGGGGTCCATCGACGTGGCGTCGAAGTAGTCGCGCAGCACGCGGGCGCGCTCCTCCGGCGTCGCGGCGGTCTGGCGCGCGGGGTGGACGAGCGTCTCGTACAGCTTGTCGACGTGCTTGTCAGGGTTCTTCCACGCGTCGCGGTTGACCGCGGCGACGTCGTGGCCCCATGCCGCCGCGATGTCCTGCTGCGGAACGCCGAGCGCGCGCAGCACCGGGTGCAGCGGGATGCGTGACGTGGTGTGCGTCGGCTGCATGTAGATGAGGCCCTTCTCGGCGTCCATCGACACCTTGAAGTTGGCGCCCTTGGAGAGATTGAAGCCCGCTTCCAGTTCCTCGTTGCCGCGGCGACGCACGTACGCGCCCGGCTTCTGACGGAGCTGGTTCGACACTGAGTACTCGGTGCCGTCGAGGATGAACGTGTGCCGCGGCGTGAAGTACGGCAACTGGAGCAGCGTGAAGTCCTTGGCGTGGTCCACGATCGCGCCGGCGGCGTCCTTCACCGTGACGTCGCCGCGCACGCGTTCGGACAACGTGCGGCCCTCGAGGATCGCGCGCTTCTGCTCGCGCGACGAGTACTCCTTGGGGTCGACGCGGACGTTGTCCAGCTCGAGCGTGTGCTTGCCGGCCTTGAGCGGGAAGGCCTGCTGCAGCCCTTCGACGGCCTTGCGCCGGATCATGTCCCGCCGCGTGGCGGAGTCCTCGAGCACCGGGCGTAGAATCGGCGGCATTTTGGTAGAAGGCTCCGTTCAGGGGATTTTCTGCGGTCGGACAGCGGGCTCGGTGTCGCCCGCGGCGACGTTGTCTGCCTGCGCGGCGCGCGGGCGCGGCGTCAGCCAGCAGATCGCCACCAGGAAGTCGCCGTCCTTGGTGAACGTCTTCTCCTCGTAGCGGAGCACGGCGTCGCCGCGGAGGATCAGGTTCATCACGTCCTCGTAATCCGCGGCATCGGGCGGCATCGCGAAGACCTTGATGTGCGCGTCGAAATCGTGCTCGACGCCCGGCTTGCCGCGCGCGGGAACGAACGCGTCGCGACCGGCGAACGGGCTCGCGACGTCGCCGGCGGTGACCCTCTGCGCCTTGGCGATGACGTCGCCGAAGTCCTGCGATTCCTGCATGGTTTATCCTATCACCCTCACGCCGCCGTGGGCGCGCCGCCCATGCCACCACCGCCCATGCCGCCGCTCGGGTCGCCGCCGCCCTTCATCGCGTTGATCGCCTCGCGGTTTTGCAAGGTCGTCTGCGTCTCGAGCCGCTCCTTGACGACGGCGTACATCACCGCGTCCTCGGACTGCAGCGCGTGAAGCTGCGAGCGCCGCGTGCCTTCGTCGAGCGACATCAGCTGCTGGACGATCTGATCAGCCTGCGCGATCACCATCTGCTGGTCGTAGCCGAGCCCGCCCTGCTGGCCCATCGCGGCCTGCGCGCGTGCCTGGTTCGCGAGGTTCGACTGGCGCTTCTGCATCTCGTTCTGCAGTTCGAGCGAGACGCGCGCGTCGTCGAGCGCCTCCTGCTTGCGCCACTTGCGCTCTTCCTGCGGGTCGACGTCGAACGCCTCGCCGAGCGTGCGTTTGGACAGCCACGGCCCGCTGGTCGGGTCCGCCATGTTGAGCTGCAGGAGCAGCGCCTTCTGCTGGACGTCGTCGATGAAACGGAACGGTGCAAGCGAGACCTGCACGGTGCCGCGGCCGAGCTTCTTCGCCGACATGTCCGTGATCCACTGGAGCAGGTCGTTGAGGTCGCCGGTCTGGTGGACGAGCTGGTTTTCGAGCACGCGGAGCTGGATGCCCGAGCCCATCGCGGAGAAGCCGCCGTAGATGAACTCCTTGGGCAGGCCCATCGCCGCGATGATGTTGTCCTCGGCCGCCTGCACTTCGCCGAGCGTCATGAGCGCGCGCGCCTGTCCGCCGAGGTGCGTGACCTCCGCCGGGATCGGCGACCACATGATGTGGAGCGGGTCGCGGCGCCACTTCTTGACCGAGTGCTTCATCTCGTCCGACCACTTCGCGAGCGAGATGGTCAGCATCGGGTCGGCGTTGCCGCTGGCGACCTTGGGCGAGATGATGCGGAGCGGGACGACGTAGTCGAGCGCGATCGCCTCGTTCGCCTTGCGCAGCACGGCCGCGTAGAAGAACAGCTTGATCGTCGAGGCGAGCGGCGGGAAGCCCCACTGGGCCTCGATGCCCGCGGGCGCGTCCATACGCATGTGGAAGATCTGGCCCTCGGCGAACTTGAAGATCTTGTCGTCGCGCAGCGCCTTCAGGAACTCCATCGGCATCGTGTCGATGAGGTGCTTCGAGCCCTTCGCCGCGCGCTCCTTCAGCTCCTTGGGGATCGTGTAGTAGTACTCGCTGTGCCCGGTGATCGGGTTGTAGTCGATGTCCATCAGCTTCGGGTCCCAGCGAATCACTGAGATCCGGTCCTTGCGTGTGATGGGCTTGTCGACGACGTTCTTCCAGTCGACGAGCGTGCGCTGCTTGCACGCGGCGCACTCGTAGTCGAACGAGAGCTTCTTGAGCTTGAACTTGTACGTGACCTGCGTGATGTTGGTCAGCTGCTCGCACTTGCCGCACTTCAGGAAGCGGGCGAAGGGCGAGTACATCGAGAAGAACGCGTTGCCGTAGACGAACTTGTCGACGGCGGCGCGGATCAAGATGCGCTTGGTCTTGAGCGTCTTGTCGTGCAGGTTCTCGTAGTAGTCCTTGAGCGACTCGTTCTGCGTCTCGTAGACGAGGTCCGTCACCGGGTACGTGCAGAACTTCTGCAGCGCCGCGTAGATCTGCGAGCTGTTGAAGTAGAGGTACTCGCAGAGCCGGAACAGGTCCTTGAGCTTGCGTGGCGCGAACGCGGTCAAGAAGTCGAACAGCGGGCTGCCGTGCGACGAGACGTTGTGCTGCGCCAGATCGGCGACGCCGGGGTCGAACATTCCGTCAGCCATTGCTCATCTCGCTTTGGGGTTTATCCCATAGACACGGCACGCCGTGGTAGAAAGGCACACGCGCATGGCCAAGGCCAGGATGGAGATTCGCGTCGGCCGCGCCGGCAATGGCACGCCCGTGTTCATGGCGGCGGGCAACCACCCGTCGTTCAGCCGGCCGTTCGGCGCGACCTGGGACGAAGGTCGGGCGATGTGGATGTACCCGGCGTTCTTCCCCGCCTCCCAGAAGGTGCTGTCCGACCTCGACATCATCTCGGGTGAGGTCGACGTTGTGCTGTCCGACCCGGTCAAGCAGCATGCCGCGAACCTCAACCAGGTCGGGGAGCGGCTCGCGCAGCGCTGGCTCCCGCCCGTCTTCGAGTTCGTGACCAAGCCGTACGAACACCAGATCGACGGGCTCTGCCACGTGTACTACCTGATGCGCGCGGCGCTCTTCTACGAGCAGGGGCTCGGCAAGTGCAAGATCGCGGTCGACCTGGTGCGCCTGCTCCGCGCCACGGGGGTGCGCGCGACCGCACTCGTGCTCGGGCCGCGCATCACGGTCCAGAACTGGGGCCGCGAGATCGACTTTCATTCCGGCCGCACCCTCTCGTGGATCACGCTCACCGGCACGCCCAAGCAGAAGCGGAAGGCCCTCGAGAAGGCCGCCGCCGAGTCCATAGACATCGTGCTGTGCACGTACGACACCGCTAGAAGTTTAGTGGATTCGCTGGTCTCCCAGCTACCTTACGGTGTCCTCGTCTGCGACGAGAGCCACAACGTGAAGTCGTGGCGGTCGGATCGGACGAAGTCGACCTGGGAGATTGCCCAGAAGGCCAGCCGGCGCGTGCTTATGACGGGGTCGCCCACCGAGGGCAACCCGCTCGACCTCTACGGCCCGTACAAGATCCTCGGCGACTGCTTCATGCCGGAGAACTACTTCGCGTACAAGAAGAAGTTCGTCGAAACGCTCGGGCCGAACTCGCCCATCGTGAAGGGGTACAAGCACCTCGACGTGCTGAACGCGCGAACGACGTTCCTGGGCTCGCGACGCACGAAGGCCCAGTGCCTCGACTTGCCGCCCCGCACGTTCGTCGACGTCGACTACGAGCTGAGCGACACACAGGGCATCGCATACAACCAGATCGTCACGACGCTCGGCATCGACCCGGCCACGATCGCCGAGCTGGTCATGCTGCTCAGGAGCGGCGACCCCGCGCGCGCGATGCAGGCGCCCGCGCTGCCCCCGGCGATGGAGCTGCCCCATCGCGCGGCCGCGCTCATCAAGCTGCAGCAGATCACGAGCGGCTTCCTCGTCAAGAACGAGAAGGACCCGTCGTTCTGCGACAACGCCGGCCCTGGCGGCGGCCCGTGCCCGCACATGGAGGTCTGCGTCGACAACGGCATCAAGCCGCACACGCCGCGCTGCGAAGTCGATAAGACGCCGTGGCCGCGTTCGGTGACGTTCTTCGAGGACAACCCCAAGCTCGAAGCGATCATGGAGACGCTCGAGTCGATCCTGCTCGAGCCCGGCAGCAAGACGATCATCTGGTGCGAGCACATCGACGAGATGGACCTCCTATGCGCGCGGCTCACCGCCGATGGAACGCCGCACGTTCGCATGGACGGCACCGTTCCCGACCCGCAGTCCGTGATCGACGCGTTCAACCTCAACCCGGACATTCGCGCGTACGTCGGGCAGTACGCGACCGGCGTCGGCATCACGCTCAACGCCGCGGCCTCCGTCATCTACAGCTCGCTGCCGCTGCCGCTGGTTCGGTGGACGCAGACGCTCGACCGCAACTACCGTATCGGGCAGACGCGCAACGTCACGGTCTACCGCATGCTCGGCAAGGGCACGCTCGAGGCGGCGGTCGCGCACCTGCTCGATCACAAGATCAACGTCGACGAGCTGCTCACGAACAAGATCGAGTGCGGGCTGTGCCCGCGCGCGGTCCCGTGCCGCGACGCCGGCATCGAGCCCTTCGACGAGGGCTGCATTCACCCACGGCGCGTCGCGCGCCCCACCGTCAAGGCGAGAGTCCTGCCGATGTTCCCTGGAGGCAACACGTGAAGATCAAGGTGACGTACGAAGAGGCCGACCTGAAGCAGCTCATCCGCCTGGACCTTGCGCGCCAGGGCATCGCGGCGACCGATGCTGACATCACCCTCGCCAAGGGCAAGGCGGAGGTATCCGTCGAGGTGACTCGAGCCGACGACGCACTCGTCGTGGAGCCCGTGCCCGTCGAGCATGCGGCAGCTCCAGCGCCTGTCGACCGCGGCATCGATCGCGAGCTGGACGCGCGACCGCCGCCGCCGAAAGAACCGCCGCTCCAGGTCGTCGAGGGCGGCGCCAACCCCGTCGACATGTCCGACGTGCTCGGCGCGTCGAACCGCATCGCCCGCCAGAACCCGGGCAAGTTCCCCACCCCCGAGCGACAGCTGATGGACGGCGAGTCGTTCGATTTTCCAGGAGACAAGTAAGTGACCACTGGCCTCGAAGAAGTAGAGAACATCCTCGACCCCGAGATCGAGGTCCCTGTCGAGATCGAGCCGGATCTCGTCGACATCCTGCCGCGCGGCTACCTGTCGCCGTCGCAGATCAGCATGTACTTGAACTGCCCGCACTCGTGGGAGCTGGCCTACGTGCACGGCAAGCAGCGCAAGACCGTCGCGCGCATGTTCCAGGGCATCTTCGTGCACGAGGCGACGGAGACCGTGCTCAAGGA